GGAACTTGTTCAAGGTGCATACATTGACCGATGGTACATCAGCCAACACTGCATACAAGATTGAAATCAGCAACGTAAAATCTGCTGGTTCAATACCTGGTTCTGCCTATGGTTCATTCACACTAGCAGTTCGTTCATATAGCGACACCGATGCAAAGCCTGTGTATCTAGAACGCTTTGACAATCTAAACTTGGATGTCAACAGTGCCAACTATGTTGCTCGCAGAATCGGTGATACATACAATTATATCGACTTCAATGGTAAGATTCTAGAATTCGGAGACTTCCCACAGACGAGTAAGTATGTTCGTATTGAAATGGCAACGTCTCCATGGCCAGTAGAAGCAATTCCATTCGGGTTCGGACCATATGCAACCCCAATCGGTGGCGACTTTGCTCGCTTGAATAAAGTACCAGCAATGGCATATACCAGTGCTTCTATATACAGTCTACAACCTGGTCGCTATGCTTCCGGTGTTGTATTCCAACCAGCACCTGCTCAAGCCGATGATGAATTGGCTGCTCTATATCCAAGCGGTTCAACTGTTGGTCCTGAACTAGACAACAAGCAATATTTTTCCGCAATTCCACAAGGATCTGACACCGGCGCGAATGTTGCATTTGACCTAGAAACAGTCTGCGGAGTTTCTCCACTGTTTGTTGCGGCTCAAGAAGTAACAAACTCAAAGAAACGTAAGTTTATCCTAGGATTCCAAGGTGGATTTGATGGTCAATCTCCATCAGTTCCGTTGCTAATTGGCAATGACATATTGCCAACAAATCAACAGGGACTTGATTGTTCCACAAACGTAAAACGCGGAACTTATGCATACAAGCAAGCGGTTGCTGCACTAAGTAACGCTGATGAGTTTGATTTCAACCTCATCACTACACCTGGTATCAATTATAACTATCACCCAGCAGTCGCTACAGCAGTAGTAGATATGTGCGAACGTCGTGGTGATGCGTTTTATATCATGGACATTGCTCCAAATCAAACAGCAGGTGCTTCGGCCATTCAAAACGTGGTTGATCTAGCCGGTCAGTTTGATACCAACTATGCTGCGACATATTATCCTTGGGTCAAGGTAACTGAAACCAATAGCAACAAGATCATGCCAGTTCCTCCGTCCGTCGTTATGATGAGCGTATATGCTGCCAATGACAAGGTATCTGCTGAATGGTTTGCCCCAGCCGGTCTAAACCGTGGTGGTATTCCAACTGCCGTGTCTGTTGCTGACAGATTGACACACACCGAACGTGATACTCTATACGAAGGTCACGTTAACCCAATCGCTGCATTCCCTGGTCAGGGCGTAGTTGCATGGGGTCAGAAGACACTACAACGTAATCCAAGTGCATTGGATCGCGTAAATGTTCGCCGCCTATTGATCGCACTAAAGAAGTTCATCGCTTCTTCAAGTCGCTTCTTGGTATTCGAACAGAACGTAGCAACAACTCGTCAACGTTTCTTGAACATCGTCAATCCATACTTGGAAAGCGTTCAGCAGCGTTCGGGTGTGTACGCATTCAAGGTTGTTATGGACGACAGCAACAATACACCTGATCTAGTTGATCGTGGTATATTGTATGGTCAGATCTATATTCAGCCAACACGTACCGCCGAAATGATTGTATTGGACTTCAATGTACTACCAACAGGTGCTGCATTTCCTGGAGCCTAATATATAAAAAGTTAAAATCAAAAGCCCACCGAAAGGTGGGCTTTTTTATTGCTATTTGATGAACATCTGCTATATTTATAAAATATGCCAGTTGTAAAAAGCAATATTTTTTATACATATAGCCTGTCGGACCCCGACACCAATATTCCATTTTATATTGGAAAAGGATATGGAGACAGACTGTATTATCACGAAAATGCAATAAAGTCTGGTAAGACATTTTATAATTTGCATTTAAAAAATAAAATACAAAAAATACTATTAAGTGATAAAAGTATTATTTATACAAAAATAGTAGAAAACGTCGATGAACAAGTTGCACTTGAAACAGAAAAAGAACAAATATTAAAAATTGGGAGAGCAGATTTAAATAATGGCCCACTTTGCAATTTAACCGATGGTGGGGAAGGAGTGTCCGGTATTATGTGTTCGGAAAAAACTCGCCGTAAGCGCAGTGAGTTGGTGCGTGGAGAGAAAAATCCGATGTTTAATCGTAGACATACACCGGAATCTGTGTCCATCATTTCTAAAAAGAAAAAAGACCGCGATACACATTATACATATAAACACGATGAATCGCATAAAGAAAACATGAAGATTTATAATCCCGGTGGAATAAAAACCTCAAAACCAATACATCAACTTGATGAAAACGGTATATTATTACATACGTGGCCCTCGGCACGCGCAGCAGCAAAAGCAGTGGGAGCAAGTCACGGAAATATATCGCTAAGTGCCACTAAAAAAACCAATTGGAAAGTTAAAGGATTTTATTGGAGATTGGCATAATTATGAAAACTATCTTACTTAAAAATTTATTAAAAGAAATATCAGAAAATGATACATCGTCTCCACTTAAATATCAAATGTATGTGGATATGGACGGAGTTCTTGTAAACCTTGATAAAGGATTCAAGTCAGTTTCTGGTGGATTATCTCCTCAAGAATATGAGGCAAAAAATGGTAAAAACACTTTTTGGAAAGTAGTAAATAAAAACCCTAATTTCTGGCTTGAGCTAGAACCATTACCGGACGCTAAAGTTCTTTGGGATTATATAAAAGATACATTTAAAGATCCTCCTGCGGTTATACTAAGTGCTGGACAAGGAAACAGAATAACAGAACAAAAAACTGCATGGATCAGAAAACACATTGATCCAAGCGTTCGTGTTATTATCGCAAGCAGTGGAATAAATAAACCACAATATATTATTAACCCAACAGCACCAAGCACTACTCATATACTACTTGACGATACAGACAAAAATATTACTGCTTGGGAAAATTCCGGTGAAGGTCGTATTGCTCTGCTGCACAAAAACGCCGCAGACAGCATCAAATTGATACAAAGTATCATATCCAAATGAGTGAAATCAAACTAAAGTCTTTGTTACTCAAAGAGTTTATTGAGGTTTCTGATATGCAGACTCTTGAGAAAGCATCAAAGGCTTTTGCTTTAACTTTATTAACAAACAAAATACTTACAAGTAGACACAAAGATCTTAGTGCGTCGGATCTTGACGCTAGTCAATACGTTGAAGATATAGCAGAAGTTGTTAGAAACGAAGTTATACATTGGATGAACACGGCAAACAGCAGAGGTGGACGATGAAATACCCATTATACAACGATAAACTTGCTCCTATATGGAATATCAATGAAGATGGTGCGAGACTTGATGATGAAGTAAGAAAATCACTTATCAAGATTGCGATGGACTTTGTGCAGGACTTAAAAAAGAACCAAGATATAAACATCAAAATAGAAGATATACTTCTTATTGGTTCTATCACAAACTACAACTGGACGCCATATTCAGATATTGATCTACATATATCAACTGATTTTTCCAAACTCGATATGACCAAAGAGCAAGCACAGGCTATGTTTGATGCGATTAAAGCCGGTTGGAATAACAAGCACGACATTGTGATGAAAAACTTTGATGTTGAGTTATATGTTGAAGATATAGGCGCAGAACAAGTGTCTGCGTCAAAGTACAGTGTTCTGAGAAACGAATGGATAAAAGAACCAAAGAAAGAAAGTCCAAACTTCAATAAGGCTCTTATAAAAAAGAAGTATAAAGAATATTCAAAGAAGATAGACGACTTGATGAACGCAGACAGCGAAAAGCCGCTAAAAGATTTACTTGAAAAAATATACAAGTTTCGTCAGGCAGGATTAGATAAAGGCGGCGAACTAAGCGAAGAAAATATCGTATTTAAGATACTAAGAGCAAAAGGTAAGTTGGATAAACTAAAAGACACTGTAGCAAGTATGTATGATGACAAGATGAGCGTGGATGAAATCGCCATGAACAATAGTTATTATGAGAAGGATGTTCAAGACGCGGCAGATGATATATATGCGATTGCAAAAGCGTTAAAAGTATATCCAGAT